AACTAGTCTATGCTTATGTTCTATTCTATAAGATAAAAATCTTACGAGAACCCATCACATTATACATTACCATGTATTATATAACCCCTCTGCAACTCAGTTGTAATACATAATTGCCTCCATTGCCCCTATCTTTGGCGATATTTTCAAGCTGTCATTTAATGACAGTAGGACTATTCATTATAACCTGTTTATTGGATATAATGTACAATGTATCAGTTATTACAACTGCTCACCCTTGGGAGACTGATTAATGAAGTTCGCATAGTTAGGTCTTAACATTTGGACTCCATGTCGTAATCAGTGTGGTTTCACATCTTACCTGTGCATTTATCCAGTAATCAAAGACTACAGATTTATCCTGCTACAGTACACACCTCGTAAGGTATTATAAGAAGTCTTCATATCCACGTGAGAATGGTGCATTAAAAGAAAGAGCCCTGTTACAGGCTTTTTAATGAATTAATGTGAAAGTTAAAAAAGTCGTAATGAGTTCCAACAAAACATCAAATCTCTAATACTAACCCTAATATACCCATTAGGAGAAATAAAGAAATAATCATCTTTAGTAGTGTATCCATTATCTAAGAGATATTGTTTTTTTCTTTAAGTGTGAATGTCTTTTCCATGTTAATGCTATATGTATGTCAATGTTCGTTTGGTATTGACATGTGTTAAAAATGTTGTTTAAAGCGGTAATGGTCTATACACCACCTATTTAATGCACCTTTTATATATAAATATGCAGTTTTGTTTAACGTAAACTTCCAAAAACCCGGGAAAAACTTATTTAACGTTAAACAGAATGTTAAATAATCGTAATATGTATATATAATAGAACACTAGGTTTATTCACTCACCTAATATACACCCTGCCATAGTGTTGGCATAATGTTCCATTACATATATATAGGAAAGAATGTCCCCACCCTAACGAATTACATATAATTCCCACCCATATATATAAAAGAAGAAAAGAACACACCGTAATTAAACGATGTGTTCTTGTGAATGGATATTAACCGTTCACTAAGTCTTCAAGCATTTCGCTTGTAACTGGTGCTGTAGCAAGGTGCTGATAGCGTGCAACTTTGCTCTTGTGTGCTGCACGATTTAATGTAGCAGCAAATGAAACAAAGCTGTCGTAAGTTAATGTAGCAGCTGTAGTGGTTTCTTCTTCGCCTGCAGCATTAACTGTAATAACGTCACGTGTTCCTTCAATGAGTTTAACGCTGTCAATGGTTGATGCATTAAACGCTGTAATAAATGGACTTTCATTATCAACAGTGAATACTTTACCGTCGTAACGATACCTGCTGAAAGTCTTACCGTCTTTAGCACGCTGTCCATTTTTGTACTTATTGTTAGAGTCAATAAGCGTGATTTCATCAACCTGTTCGTCAATTAGCTTAATAGTAGCCATAATTAGTTGTTGCAGTATTTAATGAGTCGCAAGCTCTTTAATGATTAATAAGGTGTGTGGGGAATACCCCCAACACCCAAAATCTACACGGGGTTTTGGTTTGGAGTAGTCTCCTCTCCTGTGTATAGAAAGGGAGGGGGGAATAGAAAAAAATTTTATAAACGTAAGGGGTTGATAATGAATGATGTATGTTGTGTGTTTCCGACTTATTTGGTATATGAAGGAAAAAAGATTTGGATGGTATTGTAAAAGTGTTATAACTTTGGGGTAGGTTGGGTGGGGAAGGGGTTGTTATATTGGCTTTTAAATGTTCCTATATGTATGATAGTATTTTGATGTTTGTTGTTTTGATCACTCTTGTTTCTTTGTTTATTTGTTTATACAGATATGATGAGTTAGAAATAGAAATAGGGATTAAAGATTTTAAATCTCCTTATTTTAAAATAGGTGTGTCATTTGAAGAGTATATACTAAAGGATGGATATATAGAGAAGGTATTAACTATAGGGGTTTTCTTTTTTAATATTACACTAGTTTCTTGGTATGAAAAATAAATTTAATGCATAATATAGCAATAACTAAAACAATTGTATTTGTTATTGTTTGATTATATTCTATCTTTGCTAAAACTAAATATGGAAACAACGGTTAATAAGACAATGGTACAAAGTTTTAAACAAACTTTGAATGATCAGTTTACAATAGCTGAGAAGTATTATTGTATTCTTTCGGCTGTTAACAATTTAAAACTGACACCAAGGGAAATACAGCTTGTGGCATTTACAGCTATTAGGGGAAATATTTCTTATGCTAATATAAGGGAGGAGTTTTGTGACAGGTATAATACAACGTCCCCTACGATTAACAATTTAATATCTAAGTTGAAGAAGATCAGTGTGTTGATAAAGGAGGGGTCTAAGATTAAGGTTAATCCTTTGATTATATTGCCGTTTACAAGTAATATTACATTAGAAATAAAGCTTGTTCATGGATAAACCAATGTCACTGTCGGTTAAGGATTACATCGTTAGGAAGCTGGCTGTTAAAATGATGGTGTCAGAGAAGGTGTTAGATGCAGTTATTATGCACCAGTTTAGTAGTGCAAATGATGCTCTTAAGACAAACATGAGTGTAGAGATAGCTGGGTTTGGTAAGTTTTTGTTTAATATAAATAAGGCACATAGGAAAATGGAAAAGATGTTGTCACAAAGAGCAATGTTTGAATCTATGTTGTTGCGTCCTAATGCTACAGAAAAACAACTACATTCAGCACAGGTGAAGCTAACTAATATTTTAACAGATATTGATATATTAAAACTAAAATTGGAAAATGCTCAATTTCAAACAGATATACGAAGGATGGAGGAACAACCTGATTCCACCAGCTAGTATTAAAGAACTTATTGAAACAACAGCAAATGACCGTATTAGAATATGTGAGTTATGCCCAAAACATTCAACTAATGCTAAACTGAAAGGATATGAAACAATAAGACCAGATGCTCATTGTGTTGAATGTGGATGTACATTGGCAGCAAAAACAAAATGTCTTTCCTGTGAGTGTCCATTGAAGAAATGGGAAGCACAATTAACACCAGAACAAGAAGAACATATAAAAGAATCAAATGGAAAATAATTCAGATGTAAGACTTAAAAAGATTCCCTTAGGACATCTTATTGATATATTGATGATTATATACGATCAGGGTGTGGATTATATAGATATTGTTGGAATTAATAATATTGAACAGGATAATCTTGCAATTGTATATTCTAAAGATTATATGACTAAGAATGAGGAAAACGATTCTTCAGAAACAAATTTATCAAATGATGAGGATTTTAACCAATTAATATAAGTTTGTTGGTAATGACTAATGAACAATTTAAACAGTATGAGTAGAAAAGCAAATTATTACAATCAGGTGTTGCACCTTCTCCAAGACCTACATTCGTCCTACCCTACATATAATATGGGTAGACACCTATCTACGGTTCTGGATGACTATGGTAATATATGGGGAATAACAGATAAAGAACTTACATTTGCTTTAGAGAAATACAAAGCAAAACTTGATATGGATGTTCCTCATACAGATGAAGAAGAAATAGATGATATTATAAGACAAGGGATGGACCTTGATAACATTCTAAAGGAAGAAGATGCAGCAGACTATTAATCTATATTGAAGTTTTTAAAACTAAACAATGGCAGCAATAAAGAAAACTACATACATTAATACAGAACTTTCGTGGGCAGAAGAACAACTCTCTTCCTGGAAAGCATATGTGAATGCCAATCCGTTACACGAACTGAAAGATAGAATTGAGTGGAAGCCTACAGCTAAAGGAGGAATGCTTCCTATGGTTATAGCCTCTATAGAAGCTCAAGGAAAGTTTGTTCAGGAAACGATGAAGAACTATTTAGCATTAGTTGAGGTGGTGGATAAGTTGAGAAGTGCAGAAGAAAATAAAGTGGAGGTTAGAGGAAAAGGAGAACTATCATCTATGGCTGAAGACTTTCTTAAAAATAGGAAATGATAAAAGATTTACAGAGTATAGATTATAAGGATTGGTTTATAAATCAGAAACGTATTCCAGATAAGGAGTCTTCCGAACATAAGGCATTTTTCGATTTCCATAAAGAATTGTGTTTAAATGGAGCTATGATGGGTGGTGTTTACATCAACCCATTTTTATATTGGCACTTGAATATATGGCATACAGAAGTGGATATTATAGATGATAGGGGTAGGATTTCTCAGAAATATGCCAACCCATATCTCAGAGATAATGAGTGGGTGGTAACAAACGAAATAGACAGAGCCCAATTAGAAAAAAGAGGACTGGTTATTCTTGGTATACGAAGATTTGCCAAGAGCGTTTTAGAAGCAAGTTATATAGCATGGGGAGCTACATTTGATGAAAACTCTCAGAATATTATAGCTGGACTGAATGCTCCAGATATAAAACTTATTACAGATAAGATTGATAAAGGACTAAACTTCCTTCCAGAAGCCTGGAGATGGCAAAGGATTGAAGATAATTGGAAGAACCAAGTAACCCTTGGAATTAAAACCAAATCAGGAGAACGTATACCATTCTCCCAAATTCTTATACGTAACCTTGATGAAGGTAATAATGAGGAAGCCATTGCTGGTACAAAACCTCGTAAGCTTATTATAGATGAGATTGGTAAGGGTAATTTCTTAAGGGGATTACAAGCTGCTGTTCCAGGCTTTACAACACCATTTGGTTGGGGATGTTCCCCAATTCTTACAGGTACAGGTGGAGATATGAAGAAGTTTATGGATGCTAAGAGCTTAATGTTTGATGTGGATAATTTTAATTTCCTTACGTATAACAATGAGAAAGACGATAAACGAATTCATGGACTGTTCATCTCGCATAAATATAGGATGGAGGCCAAGGTTGATAGCAACCTTGGAGCTTTTTTAAATGAACCTCCGTCAAGTGATTTGTATAATGTAAAAATGTTGGTGAGTGATGTTGAAAAAGCTACAGAGATTACAAACACAAACCTGGATAGACTTAAAAAAGCTGGAGATAGGATTGCATACCTAAAGGAAAAGATGTACTACCCTCAAGAGGTGGATGATATTTTTCTAAACGAAGACACCAACATATTTGATATTGAGTCTGCCAAACGTCAAAAAACAAAACTATCAAATCAAGAAAGAACAGGTATTCCCGTCATACTGTTTAACGATGGAGAAAAGATATCTCATGAGTTTACAGACAAACAACCTATTACAAATTTTCCTTTGAAGAATTCAGATTTAAAGGATGCTCCTGTTGTTATATATGAATTCCCCGTAGAAAATCCTACATATGGATTATATGTGGCTGGAGTGGATCCTTATAGACAAGGAAAATCTGCATATAGTTCTTCTTTAGGAGCTGTATATATTTATAAAAGAATGCATAGCCTGACAGGAGAGAAGTATCAGGATATGTTTGTAGCTTCATATGTAGCACGTCCAGATAAGAAGGAAACATGGGAGGAACAAGCCAGACTATTAATTAAATATTATAATGCCAGAACACTCTGTGAGAACGATGATATATCATTTATTGAATATATGAAAAGTAAAGGCGATGCTCACTATCTGGAAAAGCAACCTCAGTGGCTTATGGAGATTGTTCCAAATACAACAGTGAAAAGAGAATATGGGGTGCATAGGAGTTCTCAGAAAATAATTGACTACCTTCATAACTGTATAAAGAAATACATGGAAGAAGTTATATACACAGAGAAGGATGATGATGGTAATACAATAAGAGAAGTGTTGGGAGTTAGTAAAATGTTTGACCCTGTACTCCTTGAAGAAATAATACAATATAACGATCAAGGTAACTTTGATAGAATTGTAGCAGCAGAACTAGCTATTGCTCAAGCACTTAAGATGGATCCTATAATAGGAAGAGTTGGAGGATCAGGAGATGAACGAGTTAAATCAATGTTTTCAAGCAGAACAAAGAATCAATTATTTACAGAATCAAGAGGACTATTTAATACTAAAAAGAAAAATAAATTGTTTATATAATGGCAATTATAAGATATACAAAAGATGCTACCATACGGTATGCTTATTTAAACATATTTCCCGATCAGTTTAAAACTGAGAAGGAAAAAATGGATGAGAGCTGGGTGAAGAACACAATGGACTATTTTGCAAATAAGGCATACGCAGAATATATAAAGAATAGAGATACATTTGTTAAAAACTATGACCTTGTAAAAGGAATTCTGAGAATGGAAGATTTCTATCAGGAACCACAAGTTAAGAGTTTTACAGATATGTTAACTTCCGATTTACAGCTTCCTGCATATGTAAAACATTATTCCATCATTACAACACCTATTAATGAATTAGTGGGTGAAATAAGTAAACGTCCAGACACTTTCAGGGTGAAGGCTTTTGATGAGGATAGTAAATCAGAAGAGCTTGAGTTTAAAACTGACATTCTTCAGAAATATATAATAGAAACCGCAAAGAGAAAGATATTAGAAAAAGCTGAACTAAATGGAGAGGAGTTAGACGAAGAACAATTGGAACAACTCACAATGCAAGATGTGCAGGATGAAATAGAAGACTATACATCTATGGCTGAGAAATGGGCAAACCACGTTCTAACTTGTCAGAAGGTGGAGTTTAATATGAAGGAAAAGAGTGAAGATGCATTCAGAGATATGTTAATTAGTGCCAGAGAGTTCTATCATATATATGAGGACAACTCAAAACTTGGGTTTAACATAGAAGTGGCAAATCCAAAGAACACTTGGTTTCTAACCACTCCAGATAGGAAATATATATCCGATCCTACAGGTAGAGCACAAGGTGCATATGCTGCTGGTATAGTTCAAGTTATGGAGCTTTCTGAAATTATCGAAAGTATTCCAGATATAACAAAAGAAGAAATAGACCACCTCAGATCTTCTCTTCAGGATTATGGATTGATTAATGTAAGGGAATCCAATCTAGGAAATCCAAATGCCACTCCAGGTATTGACTCTGTACAATATGATACGTATGATCCTGCTGTATTACAGACAAGGATGATTATTGAGTCTGAGATGAAGGAGAACAACGATGGTCTTAAGGATTTCTTAGGACTGACATCAAATGTATCTTCCTTTGGATATAAGTATGTGGTGGTGAGAGCATATTGGATTTCTAAAAAGAAAATAGGCAAACTGATTTATTTGGATGAAGTGGGTAATGAGCAATCTACGCTTGTTGATGAAAGCTACAAATCAGGATCAATACCAACACAACAATCATTAGAATGGGGATGGATAAATGAGTGGTATCAAGGAATAAAGATTGGTCCAGACATCTACCACATCAAGCCATATAGACTATTAAACTACTGTCCTATTATAGGACTTGTACATGAGGTTAAGAACACTGAAGCTAAATCTTTAGTAGATTTAATGAAACCTTTTCAGGTGCTTTATAATGTATGTATGAACCAGCTTTACAAACTCCTTGAGAAGGAAGTGGGTAAGGTGTATTTAACATCTATACGTCATATTCCTATCCCAAAAGATGGAGATGCCCAAGATGCATTGGATGTTTGGGAAATGGAAGCTCGTAATAGAGGTGTGATGTTTATTGACGATAGTCCAGAAAACTTAAAGAGTCCTTCTAGTTTTAATCAGTTTAGAGATATTGACCTTACACGTACGCAGGAGATTCAATCCAGATATAATCTGGCTATGCAATTAAAGAATGAATGCTGGGAGCTGGTAGGTATGTCCAGACAAAGACTTGGATCAATCACAGCAAGTGAAACTGCTACAGGTACAAATACAGCTATTCAACAATCCTATGCTCAAACAGAACCACTGTTTGTAGCTCACGAATATGTAATGGGTCAATTATATCAAGCAATTATCGATGCTTCCTTATACGTAGAAAGTAGCAAACCACAATCCACCATATCATACATTACATCTGAAGGAGAAGCTGCCTTTGTACAGATAAATGGTACAGATTTGAAGTTTAGGGATTTAAAAGTGTTCCTAACTAACAGACCTGAAGATCAGCAAATGTTCAATGAGCTTCGTCAACTTGCACAACCTCTTATGCAAAATGGTGGATCTTTGTACGATGTGATTGAATTGTACAGCACTAAGTCTATGAGGCAAATGAAGAAGGTGTTTAAGAGCCTAAAAGAGAAGCAAGACGAAATGCAAGAGAGACAACAGCAAGTACAGGAGCAACAACAACAACAAGCTGCAGAACAAGCTCAAATGCAAATGCAACAAGCTCAGGTGCAACATGAACAACAAATGGCACACGATGATTACCAAAGAGAATTGGATAGATTGTCTAAAGAGAAGATTGCCATTATTTCTGCAACAGGGTTTGGTAATGTAGAATCTGAAGATGTTAATTCCAATGCTATTCCTGATGTATTGGAAATGAGCAAGTTAGCAAATGATCAGAACAAAGCAGCTAAAGATTACCAATTGAAGATGGCTGATATCAGCTCTAAAAACAAACAAGCATCAGATAAGATGGCTTTAGAAATGGAAAAACTAAAGGTGGCTAGAGAAAATCAAGCTAATGACCTTGCTGTAGCTAGAGAAAACGCCAAGGGAAGAAATAAAACTAAAAAATAATATATATGTTAGATGGAGTTATTAGGCTATTTGAGTGGATGGGAAATCAATGGAGAGACTATCTTTCTCCAGTAATTATATTAAGGTGTTATGAAGTTGGAGTGTTACTAAGATTGGGAAATTACAAAAAAAACTTGAAAAAGGGACTAAATTGGAAAATTCCAATTATAGACGAGGTGCATACAATTATTTCCACTATTGACACTTTTCATGTTTCTCCAATCGATATCACCACTATTGATAATAAACAAGTTAGTGTTGAGCCTATTATTAAATTTGAAATAACTGATGGTAAAAAGTATCTCATTGATATGAATGATGCTGCTAGTAACCTAAGGGATGTTTCACGTGGAATAATTGCAGACTACCTAAGTGACTGTGAATGGGAAGCAATTAAGAAAAAATCCACCCTTACAATCATCAAGAATGCCTTGAAGAAAGAATGTGACGATATGGGAATATACATCCATAAGGTGTATTTTGGTAGAATTGTCACCACAAAAGTCTATACAGTATACAAAGGATAAACAAAAACAATTAGAGTAAAAAATATTAATGCTATATTACTTGAAAAAATCATGTATATATCACTACTTCTCTTTGTTGTGAACATAATATAATATACTTTTACATTGAAAACCAAATAAATACAAACTACATTATGGCTGAAAATTTTGATAGTCCCTCTATGGGAAACTTTAGTATTGAGAATACTATGGAAATGGGAATGGGAAATGCTGAACTATTAAACGATTTAATGTCTCCAGAAACTTCTACAAGTAGTCCTGATGATATTAAAGAAATAAATAATGAAGAAGAAGCTCCTGCTACAAAGCCCGAATCTAAGAAAGCTACAACTAAAAGTATAGGGGAAACCATTTCTGAAGATGTTTCTAAAGAACCTAAAGAAGATACGTCATTATCAAATTTCCTATCTGACGATGAGGAGGAAGAAGAGGAAGAGGATGACAAAGCTTCTGCACTAAAAACTCCTAAAGAAAAACAACCCACTTCTAAAGAAGAAGGAGAGGAAGGAGAAGAAGAAGGTGTTAGTAGATTTACTGCTCTTTCTAATGATTTATTTAAACTAGGTGTTTTTTCTAAGGAAGATGATGAAGAAGATGTGAACATATCCACTCCAGAAGAATTCTTAGAAAGATTCCAAATTGAGAAAAAGAAGGGGGCAATTGAGGTTGTTAATAACTTCATTGAACAATTCGGTGAAGACTACCAACAAGCATTTGAAGCCATATTTGTAAAAGGAGTTAATCCAAAAGAATACTTCGGTACATATAATAATATAGTTAGTTTCTCTGAATTAGATCTTTCTCAGGAAAACAACCAAGTGAGTGTAATTAAACAAGCTTTAACAGATCAAGGTTTTGAACCAGAAGATGTTGAGAGTGAAGTGGAAAGACTGAGAAACTACGGTGATTTAGAAACCGTTGCAACCAAACACCACAAAGTGTTAGTTAAAAAGGAAGCTGCAAAGCTGCAGCAACTAGAACAACAGTCCGAAAAACAATTACAACAGAAACAGGCTATAAAGAACCAATACATACAAAACGTTCAATCGGTTTTACAAGATAAATTAAAAGCAAAGGAGTTTGACGGTATTCCCATCAATCCCAAGCTAGCTTCTGAACTACAAGATTTTTTACTGGTGGATAAATATAAGACAGCGTCAGGTGAAACTATTACAGATTTTGACCGCACCATCTTAGAATTAAAAAGACCAGAAAACCACGAACTTAAAGTGAAAGTTGGACTATTACTTAAAATATTAGAAAAAGATCCCACCTTATCTACAATTCAAAAGAGTGGCATCAGTAAAAAGTCAGATCAACTATTCAGTGAAGTGGCAAGACAAGTTACCAAAAATGGTGTTAAGTCCAACCCTTCTCAGAAATCTAATTCATGGTTTGTGTAAATAAATTTAAATAATAACTTAAAAGAATAACAAAATGGCAATTCAAACAATCCCAGGTTTAACTGGTTTTACGTATGCAAGGGTCGCTTCTATGGACAAACGTGCTGTAGGAAAGTTGACTGATGCTAACCACTTGGAGTCTTTTCACTCCACTGAGCCTGCTGACTATGATAAGAAAATCATCAGTCTTTATACGCAGAGTTCTCTGTACAGTAATGATTTCTTGGACATGATTAACAAGAGCACTCCTTATTACATTGATAATAATAGTGATGCTTGGAAATGGCAAGTTCAGGTTCCTTACAAATTTCCAAAAATTATAGACATTCCAGACAGTACTGCTTCTTTACAAAAGCCAGGTATTGATGGTCAAGAGTTTGCTCTTGTTTTGGACACTAACGAATTCTCTAAGAACGCTATTGTTTCTGTAGGTTCTCGTCAGTATGGTCCTCGTTTCTACGTTATTAAAGATCCCGTTCCTTGGAACATGGGTTTCTTGTATAGCTTTACATTGGTTACAGATAACCCAACTGTAGATTTTGTATCTAGCACTTTCTTAAATACAGGTATTGAGTTAGAACTGGTTGATGCCGCAATTGGTGAATTTGACCAAGATTTGTTAGGTCTTCCACGTCTGGGTGAGCAAATCACTATGTTTGAATCTTTAGGATCAGCATATGGTTATGAGCACAAAATCACTGAGTGGGCTGATGACAAGATGATGAGAGATGCTTCTGGCAAACCTTTAGATATCTTGGTATATGCTCCACAGCGTAGGAACCAATTACCTTTAACTAGGAATGATGTTAAATGGGAACCATTTATTGAGTTCTGGATGCGTAAGAGTATGCTTGAGTTGAAAGTTAAGCGTATGATTTGGAGCAAGCCAGGTACAGTTAAAACTAATGGCTCTAAGCAAGAGTTGAAGCGTACATCTGCTGGTGTTTATCACAGGATGCGTAACAACGGTAACTTAGTTCAATATAATCGTGGTGAATTCACTGCAAACTTGATTCGTTCAGTGTTTGGTGATCTGTTCTATCGTAGGGTGGATGTTAAAGATCGTAGGGTGAAGATGTACACAAATGAAGCTGGATTTGATGTATTCCAACAAGCTTTGAAGAATGACGCTTTGAACAGTGGTCTTACCTTCATGGCTGATAGCGGAAATCGTTATATGCAAGGCGAAGGTCAACACATCACTTACAACTTTGCATTCGATGCAATGGTTACACGTGAGACTGGTCGTGTTGAACTGATTCACTTGAAAGAATTAGATTTACCACAATCTAACTTGGAATTTGGTCAGAACAAAAAATCTACTCCTGTATTCATGGTGTTTGATGTTAGTCCTATGAGCGATGGTTCTATGATTAATAACATTCGTGAAGTGAGGATGAAAGGTGCTCCTTCTATGACTTGGGGATATATTGATGGTACTCGTCACCACTTAGGCTTTGCTAAGTCTCAGGGTATGAGTTCAGCAAACAAATTCCCAGGATATGAAATCTGGATGAAAGACCGTTGTGATATCTTTATTGAAGATTTGTCACGTACAGTTTTGATCGAAGAGATTCCACAATTCTAATGTCCTTTAGGGATTTAATTCCCTAGACCTGCTTCTTCTGGAAGCAATAACCTACCGAGAGTTTGTCCTCCCTCCTTCAGTGGAGGGAGACTTCTCTCAAATCACAGAGATGAGGGTTGGATTAATGTCCAATTGCTAAAACTTCGATGTTTACTTCTCTGCTAAATAAACCAAATAAATAACTAAATCATGGCTAAGATAGGCAAAGTCTCTACATTAAAAAAAGAGTACAACAATTCTCAATTGCAAACAATGCAAGGAGGTCTAGCATTAAGAGGTATGACAAGAATTCCTGGAACAGGAGTTTTTAAATATCCCTACAAAGAATTGGATGGTCAGTATAGAACAGGACTTGATCCTAATGCTGCATACATTCGTAGAATACAAGATCCTTTAGAACAAGAACTTGAAATTGAGCGTGTAAAAGCTCTTAAAATTAAACTAGAGGCTGCGTTAGGAGATGTTGACTTGAGTCCTCGTTCTAAGTTTTGGAACTATGGATTGTCCACTTCTACAGATGACGTACTTCACGTTCAACCAGTTAAACTGATGGATGGTGATAACTACTTCGATCTTAGTCAACCTCTTCAGGAACTGGCTTTTTCTTGGATAAGAGTTCATCCTACAATTGCTTCTAGCTACCAAGCATGGGAGCGTGGTGAATATCCTGCTGATGCACAGTTCTATGTAGCTGATGATGAAATTGAAAATGCAGTGTTATACAAGAAGAAACAACTGATCAATAAAGCTATTGTTAAGTTTGATTCAATGACACCTGACAAGAAGAAAAAAGTTGCTCGTTTACTAGGACTTCCTGTTACAGATAACACCAAAGAGGAAGTTGTATATAACTTAGTAGATAATGTCCTGAAACAAACAGAATTCAAAAATGGTAAATACCAAGGGTTAAATCCAGTTGAAGTGTTCGGCAGGTTTGCTGATATGAAGGAAAACTTACTCCATATTAAAGATTTAGTTAAACAAGCGGTTATACACTCAGTTTATCGTTTGAAGTCAAACGGTAAAGTATATGAAGGAGAGTTTGAAGTGGCAAAAGATGAAGATGAATTAATAAAACATCTTGCTGATGAAGACCACCAAGACGATCTAATCACATTGGAACAAAAATTGAAAACTAAAAAATTAGCTTCTGTATGATCCCTGTAGATAGTTTATTATACAAGATAGACCAGAAATTAAATAAGCTATCAAGTAATGAACATCAGCAGATACAGTTAGAAGATAAAATTTTAGCTCTAAATGAGGCTCAGATAAAGCTGATAAAGCAAAAACTTGATGGTCCAAGTACAAATACTGGTTTAGGACTGGATGCTTTCAAAAAGCGTTATGAAGATCTTCAAAAGTTTGTTGAAGCATACGAAAATCATCCTCTGCCTATGGTTTTAGAAAACCCTGAACTTAACAAATGGGGATCTTCTCTAGTAGGTATTCAGCCAGCATATATGTTTTATATAGATAGTTATATAACAGCAGATAAAGGAAGATGTAAGAATAGAAAGATTTGGATTAATAGAGATTTAGCAAAGCATGGTGATTTACAATACTGTTTAAATAATGTACATTATAAACCATCCTTTGAATACCAAGAAACATTCAATTTTGTATCATCTGATAAAATTTCAATATTTACAGATGGAACCTTTACACCAACTGCTCTCTATCTATCTTACTTAAGATATCCTAAATATATAGATAAGGCTGGATATATTAAATTGGATGGATTGCCATCAGTAGATCAACCTTGTGAATTAAAAAATTACTTAGAAGATGAATTGGTGGATCTCACTGTTCAAAATCTAGCAATGTATACAGAAAACAGTTCTGCTGCACAAACCGCACAATTTAGAATTCAAACAAACGAATAAGTTTTTTAACAATTAAAATAGATAAAAATGTCTGATTTTTCATTAACTACGCTCTTCGTAGTTCCAGTAGGACAATCCTCGTTTCCTAGCTCTGGTTCTACGCAGAATTTAACAGCAGGTCAAGTTGGTATCTTCGGTAACGATTATACAGCAACTAACACACCTGGTAACTTCCCTTATTTTTACGTTGCTCAAGGCAGGGTAAATACTTATTTACAAGGCTCTAAACGTTCAGACAAAATTGCTGGATGTCAATCTGGTGCAAATTGTAAATCTAACGTAACTGAATGGTACACTGTAACAGGTTGTCCTACAGCTGCCACTCAAATCACTGATGTTAGTAACTTCGATGTGAAATGTGGAGATGTGGTAACCCTAACTCTTCGTGCACATTCTAGTTACATTGATACTCTGTATTTCAATGGTTTCACTCGTTCAGTTACTGTACAAGCACCTTGTTGTGATTGTGGTGGCGATCCTTGTGATACAGTTGATACCAGTGCATTAATTGATCAGTTTATTGCAAAGCTGACAGCATCTGCTCCAGGTAACAACCCTGATAATATTAGTTTCAACACCTTCTACTCATTTGAGAACATAGGTGGAACTATATTACGCATCTCTGGTAAGCCTTTGACTAAATACGGTCAACCTTGCGATGTTGCTGCATTTCCTTTTGAATATGACAGGATGTACTTCCGTACCTTCGTTTATTCTGGTCCTGCAACCACTGCTGACTTTATTGTGGCTGATAACTGCAACATTGTAGCTACACCCATCATCACTCAACGTGCATCTTATGCTAGTGGAACTTCAGATGAGATTAAGCAATTAGAAAAGAATTTCTATAGCTATCAAGCTGGATACTTAAAGCATCTGTACAGGATGGTTGGTTACAACGAAAACTTTGAAAGCTGGGTATCTGACGGTACAACCTATGATACTTTTTACATCAAGTTTAACGAGTTTGATAAATCAGCATATAGCTGGGGCGATTACATTAAGGAAGATAGTACAGTTATCATTGCTGTTCCTCAAGCTGCTAGTGCAACTTTGCAAGCAATTTTGGAAGATGGTTTAGGAACTGTAACTAGTGACAATAGTTGTATTACAACTACAAGTACTACTAGCACTTCTTCTACAAGTACTACCACATCCACTACAACCCTTATACCATAATAAGTAAAAAAGGGAAATAACATCATATAACCTATGCCAGAGGTGAGAGGATTAAAACTCAATCCTCTGGCATACTTATTTTAAACAACATGGCAACTTTAAAATTAGATATATTAGTAATTCCTACGTATAACACATTAACTTTAGGAATCGCTGATGCATCAACTTATCCAACATCCCCTGTTGTAAGTTCTCCATCAATAGAAATTACAGTTCCCACTTTTGGAACTATCGTTCTCCCATTCAACGTAAATGATTTTAATATATTTAATTCTACATCTTTAGGAATAACTTCGGTGGGAGATCCTCTACTACCTCTTCCTGATGGTGTATATTATTTAAAGTATAGTGTTGCTCCTGCATATCTAAATTATGTAGATAAAACTATAATGCGTGTAGATCAACTTCAAGAGAAGTTTGATAATGCATTTATGAAATTGGATATGATGGAATGTGATCTTGCTATTAAAACACAACAAAAGGTTGATTTAACCTCTATATATTTCTTCATACAAGGATCTATTGCTGCTGCCAATAATTGTGCTGTTGATGAAGCTAATAGGCTTTACAATCAAGCAACAAAAATGTTGAACAATTTTATGAAGAATGGATGTCAATGTTTTGGAAATAATTACATAACAAACTTCTATTAATATGGCAACTTGTAAAAACTGCAAAGCCACCTTTGGGTGTGGCTGTCAATTAATAAACGGACTATGTGAATACTGTCATGGTCTTCTCACTAAAGGAACTAAAAAATTAAAAAATGTTATCTCCCAGACTTACAGATTGCATAAATTGTTCTAATATCCCTTCTCTTCTTTCTGATATAGATTGTAAATTAAGAGAGTTAGCTAATAATTTATATAACAACACTGTGTTCTCACTGAATCGTGAGATTAAAGGGATTGTTATAGCTGATCTCTTAAACTATAAGAGAATACTTACGTTTAAGTGGTGTAATCCAAATTACGCTTCTCACTTTACAGTTAATATGATTGCTAGTAAAGTAAAATTGTTAATTCATAAATAAAAATAAAATGTCTTGTACAAATTGTTATAATGGATGTTCAGAAATTGTTTCTGACAAATGTGTTAAATATACAGGAGTGGATGTTCCTATATTAGGAATTGAAACAGGAGACAGCTTATCATTAGTTGAACAATCTCTCATCACCTTTCTCACTTCCACGTTAGATGGTTTAGGAATCAAGCCTAATATTGATCCTAATATCATATGTCAATTGGTTAACAATTATCTACCCACATGTGGAGATATTACACTAATTGATGTATTGAACGCATTAATTAAAGCCTCTTGTGACCTTCAAGTCCAAATAGATGTAATCAACGCTACATTAATAGATTTACAAGATCAAATAGATGTTATCGAAGCTCCATACACTGTAGGTTGTCTTACAGGAGTGACGGGTACATCAGGAACTCATGCTATTTTACAACAGCTGATTACACAAACTTGTGCATTTATTTTAGATGTAGAAACTAATTATGTACAACTTGTTGATCTTAATACATTAATTGCTGCTTATTTGGCATCAATCACTCCTCCAGTTACACAACAGTATCAGAAGATGGTTCCATATACAGTTGTTGAATACTATGGTCCTTTAACAAACTTTAATGCTGGTGGTGTAGGACTTGTTGGACTTGGTTGGGATAAGATTTATTTATGTAACGGTCAAAACGGAACACCTGATAAAAGAGGTAGAGTTGGTGTAGGAGTAACTGTAGTTCCAGGAGGATTAGCTTATAATCCTAATGTAGATCCAGCATTTCCTGCAACAAATCCAAACTACACACCTAATACACCATATGGTGTAAATGCTGTAGTTCTAACTGCACAAAATCTCCCTACACATTCACATAATCCTACAACAGTAACTATTGTTGATCCTGGACACACTCATACTTTTCAAAATGCTAATGGTTATACAGGAAGTCCATCAAGTTTAATAGGAGGATCTGGTGCAGTTGATCCTATTACAGTAACTACTAGTTCAGCTGTAACAGGGCTAACAAATATTAATGTTACGGTATCCAATTCTTCCGTAGGAAACAATGTAGCACATCCAAATATTCAACCTGTGTGGCCTTGTTACTATATTATGTACATCCCTTAAATTAATCTAATATGTCTTGTATTCCAGGAACTCCTTGTTATAGTAGTGGTCATACAATCTTTCCAAGAGGATGTGGTATTGATCCATGTCATGCTCATAAAACAAACACTGATTTAACTTTTTATTCAGGACCTAATTTACCATGCACAGGTGTAAACACTTGTGATAGTTTAACATTGGCTCTTGAGAAAATAGATAATGCAATATGTCAATTACAGAATTGTTGTTCAACCACATCTACAACAACTACATCAAGCACAACAACTACCACCACAACTACTATATGTCCTTGTACAATACATGAACTGTATGGTACTATTTTTGACACAGCTAATTTTACATTTATAGATTGCGATACTTCTATGGTAACTACTATTACTGTGGGTGATTCTCCATATTTCGCTTGTATAGATAATAGATTCCCAGTTTTTAAAGATGCTAATGGAATTGATGTTAATACTGGAGAGTGTTGTTCAACTACAACTACTACAACAACTGTAGCTCCAACAACAACTACTACAAC